TCTTAATATAGAAAAATTATGATCAGAGTGTGTTCCTACATAACCAGTGGTGTCATCTGACATTATTTTTGATATAACAGTATTTGTTGTATCAGTTACTCTTAATTGTGGCGTTGAAGCAGTAGATAAAGTAACATCTCCTGCAAATTCAGCATTTTGAGAGGTGTCTAAAGTCATAGCAGCAGTTCCATTTGTATCAATAACAAAAGAGTGATTTGTCATTGTGCCAATATGAGCATTTGAATCTTGTGCATACGCTTTAAAAGTACAAGTGTTAGTTGAATCAGTTATTTCTAAATGAGGAGAGGAAGCATTTGTTATTTTAATATTTCCTCTTGATTCAAGAGAAGCCAATAATATATTTGCATACTCATACCCTGTTGCTCCTGTGTTTACTGTTGTTGTTGGCTCTGTTGTTGTGCCTTTGAATAACTTAAATCTATTGTCATCCGAAGCGTCTGAAAATAATCCTAAATATCTATTTGAGCCATCATTATATCTGCCATAGAATCCTATGTCAACGGTATTAGCAGCATTGTCTTTAGCCATTGAAATTAATGGGTCTTCTACGTTAAAATGGTCTGTATTTACAGTTGTCGTAGTTCCATTTACTGTTAAGTCTCCTGCTATTGTAACTGAATTTCCAAATGAAGCATCTTGTGAAGAATCTAAAGTTAAAGCAAGGGTACTATCTGTATAAAATCTTAATCTATTAGATACTGTACTACCCTCTATTGCAGCACTTCCCGATGTTCCCCAAGAAACATATTCGCCACTACCTACAACTAATTCTGTTGAAACTTCAGCTTTTCCTGTAACACTAATTCCTGTACTTGTAGTAGAAAATTTAGCTATATCATTATGGTATAAATCAACACCTCCGTTGCCCCCAAATTTAGCAGCCATTTCGCCACCTTGTACTTTTATATCTACATCATCAGCTCCCTGTAAAACAAGGTCATCTCCTGTACTTCTAATCCATAAATCTCCAGTTGAATTATCAATATAAGAATCTGTTCCATCGTGATATATTTGTAAATCTTCTCCACTTCCTGCAATAAATTTATTTGTGTCAGTAACGTAAACGTGCCCGCCGGAACTTATATTTCCTGTTGTTGTTAAAGCTCCTGTAATTGTAACACCTGTTGCTGTCGTCTCCAAATGAACTGCATTGTCGTAAAAGAGTTCTACTTTTCCATCTTTATAAAACCTTGCATATTTTTCTGTGCCTGTTATACTTCCTAATCTAATTTGACTATCTGCTTGTATATATAAATCTCCTGTTCCTACTTCATCTATATAAGAATTTGAAGCATCGTGAAATATCTCTAAATCTCCGTGAGTACCAAATTTTGCTTTTACATTGTCTTGGTGTTCTGAATCTTTTAAAAATTGTACTTGTTCTTCTGTTCCGTGAATGTTTAGATATTGTGTAACACCACCAGAGCCATCGTCATTATAAAATATAATTTGTCCGTCATCTGCTTTTTGTTCTATTTTTAAAGCTCCATTTTCATTAATTATATTATTAGCTGAAGTATCGTGATATATTCTTAAATCTATTCCTGCACCAAATACAGCTTGAACGTTATCGTCAAACTTCATATTTTTAGAAACTACATTTTGCTCTAAGCCTCCATCTATTCTAAAATATTCAGTAGTCCCACCAGAGCCATCATCCGATTTAAATATAATATCTTTATCATCAACTTTTTGTTGAATTATTAAATCGCCTGTTGCACCTGTAGATTGTTCAATATAAGAATTACTTGAATCGTGATATATTCTTAAATCTGAATCACTACCAAAATTAGCATTTACATTATCATCGTGTCTTGTTAGTTGTTCAAATATAGTTCTTGTTCCACTTCCGTCCACATAAAAGTATGTAGTAACTCCTCCAACTCCATCATCAGATTGAAAAATAATATCCTTATCATCTGAATTATTTTGAATATATAAACCCCCAGTATAATTTTGTAAATAAGAATCTGAAGTATTATGATGAATTTTAAAGTCTGAGCCATCTCCCCAAATAGCATATTTTGTATCTGCTATTGTTACATTATCACTAAAAGAAGCGCTTGTAAATACCGAACTTCCTGTTGCTGTTAAACCTCCTGTAACGGTAGCCCCATCTGAAGTTGTCTCTATTTTTTTATTGTTGTTAAAATAAAGCTCTACTGCTCCTCCTCCATAAATTTTAGCACCTGCTTCTCCATTGTTTGGCATTATAAAAACATCGTCTTGAGATTGTATATGTATGTCATCTCCTGTACTTCTTATATATAAATCATTTGTTTGATTGTCTATATAGCTGTTTGTAGCATCGTGATATATTTGTAAATCATTGCTTGTACCTAATCTTATTTTTGCATCGTCAATTAAATCAATTCCACTTGAAGTATTATCTACTGAAATTTTAGTTGCTCCTGTGGTATTTCCTATTGCAAGGATTTCAGCAAGGGTATCTACGGTATCTACTGCTGTTTCAACATATGCTGTGGTCGCTACTTTTGTAGAATTATCTCCAGCACTTTGAGTTGTAGCTGTTGAGCCATTTGGTAAAATCACTCCAGCACTTGGAAAAGCAAAAGACAATCCCTGTCCACTTGCTGTGGTTTCTATTTGATTTGCAGTTCCTGTTATAGCAAAAACTTGGCTATCTAAATCTACGCTTCCTGTTCCACTATCTCCACTAAAATCTAAATCTTCAAGGGTTATTCTTGCGGCAACATAATCAACTATCGCAGCACTTGTAGGAATCGTGGTGTCATTATCATTATTGGCAATTCCGTCAGCTTCATCAACGAATTTAGTTATTGTAATATTTTCTCCTGTATCCTTTAAAGAACCCCATTCAATCGTGCCAGTGGCTTTAAAATCTCCTGCATTATTTATGGATAATCCTGTTCCATTACCAGAGCCATCCGAAAGTTCTCTTAGTGTTGCATCAATTACTGCGTTATCCAACGTCTTGATTAGCCCAACATAAGTATTACTAATTTTTGTATTAAATAAACTTGCCATTTTTTATATTTTGTTTTTTATTTTGTTTTTTTAAAAACAATTTTAATTTTTCAATATTTTCCTTTTTAGGTTTATATCTCATAATACCCAGCCATTAAAGGTTGCATCGTGACTTGGATTTATGTCCTCATTGCTATTGCTTGTGTATTCTGGAAAATTTGTGCTATTAAAATTCATATAATCAATAAATCTTCTTGTATACCATTGAGCATTAGTTCTTGCTTTTTCTACTAAATAATCTATCTCATTTTTTCCTACGGTGTCAGCCGTTTCGCTTCTATGTTTGTAAACTCCCCCATTTCTTATTTGATATGCGGCAAATGGTATATAGTCCACTTGAGCAAACCAGATTAGCATTGGAGCCACATAATCATTTAGTAATGTTTTATATTTTGCGTTACCACTATCATCTATACTTCCATCACTTATTAATGTTCCTAACTTATTATATAACTCAGTTCCTAAGTAATTTTGTATATGGATTTCCTGTGCAAGCTTAATAAATTGGATAAACTTGTCGGTGTCTATATTTCCATCAATAATGGAATTTCTTACTAAATCCGTTCTACTTATAAATAATGCTGTCGCCATAATATTTTATTTTGGATATGCTCCTCTATCTTTCATATTCCAGGGAGCAATTTCACTTTCTTTTGTACCTCTTGGATTTTTAATATAACTTGCCGGTATTGTTTTTTGTTTCTTATAATCTAATAACGATTCAGATGTTTCGGTTTTAGCTTTTAACCTATATAAAACTCTAACCCATTTATGCCTACAATAAACTCCACCTTTAAATTTAAATATGTCATAACGCATACTTGGTTTATGTCTAAATTCCACGTTTACCTTGTCAAACCAACTTGCTTTGTCTATATCTTCAATCCTCCAAACCAAACCTCTCTTAGATAATCTCATCATTTCAACACAAAAAGGTCTTGATTTTCCTGTCCCTGCACCTTTTGCTTTAGAACCTACGTCATATTTATAACGAATTTTATATAATCCGTTTTTAGAATCTAAATAAGAAAATGCACTTCCATCTCTAACACTACCAACATTATCTTCCGTGGCGCTTGTTAAACCGACTAAATTTTTAATTTTTGATAAAGTGCTTTTCTTTTCTTTGATCAAATAATTAGCAAAATCTTCGTTACTTACTTCACTGTCCTCATCTATTTCCGCTACATATTCATACTCATCTGACATTTTTTGAGCGCTTTTTTCTAATGAACCTAAAACTGTACTATATTCTTGATCAGATAATTCCTGTTTTTCTTCATCTTGTTTTACCCCTGTTTCTTCTTCTATTTCTTCCTCATCTTGAATGTCTGGGTCTACTTCAGTAAATTCTAATGGTTGTAACGTAATAAAATATAGATTTAAAGCAATATCATTGAATGCTAATAGTTTGTCAAAGGAATCTATTAAAAGCTCTTGAAACGGTCTAATAACGGTGTTATCCATTAATAATGAGGCCGTCTTAATTTCATCAGCGTTATTTCCTAATCCTGTGGAATCTTTTATTCCTAAAAGCATAGGAGAAACCACACGGTGAGCCAACATAATTTTTTTAGTAGATTCTTCACTTAAAAATTGGTATTGTTGGTGAGCATCTGATAATTGTACTGGGGTTATTTCCGCTTGTGTTTCTTTATTATCATTAAAAGCAAGAATGAATTTACCTGCGTTACTTGATCCACTAAATTTTTCAGCAATTCTTCTTTCTAATAATGTTCTTTCTTCTTGATTAGGAATACCATTATTAAAGTTAATTAACATACTTGGGGATAATCCCTGCATAATATTATTTAAATGATAATTGGAAATTTCTTCTTCTAATTCAGCATATTGTAATCCCCCTTGATAATCCACTGGACTATAATAATAAAATCCTGCCCTATATGGTTGGATATAAAATATTTCAATTGATTCTTTACTCATCCCAAAAGCGGGTATTCTTAATGGCTCATCCGCAGGGGTTAATTTTGACCAATCTTTAAAATAATAATATGCTGGCACTTCACCATCTTTGTTCGCTTTTTCCGCCCTTAATGTTTCAACTGGAAAATGTTCTAATTTTGCAATTTTATTCCTTGATTTATTATATATAACTTGGATAGCACATTGTCCCATTAATTTAAGATCATAACACAATTTTCTAACGGTGTCCTTATGCAATAAAGTAACCATTTGTGCATATTCATTTGGTTTTCTATGGGCATCTGTTGCATTTAATCCTTTGCCATAAATTGCTTGACTTATGCCATTTATAGCGGCATTATTTGTAGGGGAGCCATTATAACGATCTATTAAATATTGGAAATAATTATTATCTTCTCCATATTCCATCCATTCCCTGTTATTAACCTCTTTGACTTCTGGACTTGTATAATTGCTTAAATTAACAAAGCTAATTTCCGACTTACTATTATTTATAAATTGTCCTAATTTGTTTCTTTTTCTTGTTTTCATATTACAATATACTCATTATCATAGGAATTATTGGTAACAAACTGATCCTTATTAATTGTGTACATATCAAAGTCATCTTGATCAATATCTTGATTTGTGCAAAATATCCTATCTTTATACACTCTGGATTCTTGATTTGAATCTACTTGCCATAGTTCGTCATACATTTCCCACAAACTTAAATTGGTGTTCCAATAATTATAATCTGCATAAATATCCAAATCATAAAATCTATCTTCTATAAAAATAGAAACATCTGAACTATCTACATAAGAATTAGTAAATGATAAATAATTTCCACTTGTTGTGGTTGTATTAACAAAATAACTAAATTCTTTATTTAAACTGGTATCACGACATTTAACATAAAATGCTCCAAGATATTCTCTTGGTATTACGGTTAAAGTTTGTGATGCTGTTGTGGTTACTATTATCATTTAATATATAACGATAAAAAAATATCAATTTGTAAAATAAAAAAACCACCCTTTGTAGAGTGGTTTCTTAAATAAATATTAATGAATAATATTAGGCGGGATCTATTTGTGTTGCATTGCCTGAGATAACTCCTGCATCCACAAAATAAGGTGCCGTTTCTTCTATGCCTTCCATAACAAGAGTAAATCCTGTTAAATCTCCAGCCGCCGCACCAGTTACAATGGTTCCTCCAGTAACCTCACAACCATTCTCATAACCACATAATAATTGATTACCATAATAATCTTCAACCACAACAACTGGTCTTGCGTGAGCAATCAGCGCAATCTCATTTTTTGTTGCATTGTCAAGATAAGGTTCT